GCCACCGCCAAGGCCGCCAGTGCGGCGTTTTGACGAATCGCTGTCAGACCACACAGCACCGCTGCCGAAGGCGGCCGTTTCGTCGCACGATTCAGTTGTCGTTCCGCCTGCCAGTGCGACGGCTGCAAACAATCCGCTGACATCAGTCGCCGTTTCGCGGCCGCACGACGCCCTGCCGGCGTTTCCGCCGACGGCACCGCCGACAGCCATTCGGTTGCCTTCTCCTTCTTGGACGATGTAAGAGTCCCCTCCGTTCGCACCGCCGTCGCCGCCAGAGTAAGAACCACCAGAGGCAGATGTCGTGCCGACGCCAGTAATCGTAGTACCGCCGTAGGTGGCGAAACTGTTTCGGTTGCCAAGAGTATCCGATCCGCCAGGGAGGTTTGAATACGAATCACCAATTTTGTATGTGACCGATCCAGAGAGATCGCCGGCCCATGTCTTGTAGGCCACACCGCCCGCGCCTGATCCGCCAAAGGTTTCGTTTCCTCCCGCCCCGATCACCCATACCTTCATCAGTGTGGCACCGCCCGGTATTCCGTACTCGCCGGTCGTGCCGCCGCCAGAAAGAATGACCGCCAGCGGCGTGAACCCCGGCGGAAATACGCGAGGCCAGTAGTGTCCCGCCTTGCCGCGCGTCATGTAGCCAAGTCGCCGACGAGGAGCCAGGTGTTTGTGCCCAGCTTAATGAGCGTGCCCGTAGAGTACGCTGCCCGCAGGCGTCGCCCAGGCGTCGAGTTTACAGTGACTCCCGCGTCGCCGTCGACAGTGACGGCGCCCACGCCGAGCCTCGCAATGTCAATGTGCGTCCCGACCGGGAACGCTACCGACGCATTTGCCGGAACCGTCACTGTCGCGCTGCTCGAGGAGCTCACAGTGACGAGTTTCCCTGCATCGCCGAGCACAAGCGTGTAGCTCGCCGTGACAGCGTTGATGTCTTGCGGCGTGCCGAACGTCCCGGTCGCGCCAGTGTCCCCCCTGTCCCCTTTGGGGAGAACAAGGCTCAGTGTCTGGCTGGGGGCGCTTCCTGTGATAGCGGCGGATGCAGCCGTGCCTGACGTCACCGTGCCGATGGAAAGCGCATTCGCTGGCCCAGTGGCGCCGACGCTTCCCGTATCTCCCCTGGGCAGCACGAGGTTGAGGACTTGGCTGGGGGCGCTGCCGATAATCGTCGCGGATGCGGCCGCGCCGGAAGTCACTGTTCCGATTGAAAGGGAGTTCTCGCCAGCCGCAGCGATCGTGATGCTACTGCCCGCCGTCGTGACGGTGACGTTGCTTCCTGCGACGATGGAAAGGCTTCCAGTTCGCGCGTTCAGCGACTGAACGTACTCGTGGGCGTGCGCTGACGATGCAGCGGAGACGTCCGACGCATTCAGCGACACAACGCCAGTGCGACCCTGGACGCTCACGACGTTGGCGACGCTCGTGATGTTGCTGATGTCGGAGACAGTCAGCACGACAGTTCCAGTCCTGCCGGCCACGCTCGTGACGTTTCCGATACCGCCGCCGCCGCCCGACGCGATCGTGATGCTTCCAGCTGCCGTAGTCACGGTGACGTTGCTGCCAGCGACAATCGACAAGCTGCCGGTCTGTGCGTTCAAGGCTTGAACGTAGTTGTGGGCGTGGGTCGCCGACGCGGCAGAGACGTCTGCGGTTGCCAGCGAGACGACGCCCGTGCGCCCCTGGACGCTCACGACGTTGGCAACGCTGGTGAGGTTTGATATGTCTGCGGCGAGGTGCGTGTGCGTCGAGGCTGCTGCCGTCAGGTCCGCTCGCGTTACCGTCACCGCGCCCGTGCGGCCTTGGACGCTCACGACGTTGGCAACGCTTGTCAGGTTTGATATGTCGGAGGCAATGTGCGAGTGAACTGCCGCAGCCGCGGTCAGGTCAGTTCTTGTGACAACTACGTTCCCCGACCGACCCTGCACCGACTGGACGGGAACATCGCGGCCTATGATTGTGAACGAACCGCTGGTCGTTGTGACGGTGATGTTGGCCCCTGCCTCGACCATGAGGCTCGGCACCTGGGCCTGGAATGCCGTTCCGACGGCAACGTCGACAGTTTCGTTATTCGTGATGACCGTTGAGATGCCCGTAGCGCCGACGACCGTTACGTTGATGCTCATGGGTTCGCCACCGTCACGGTGCCTGAGAGAACTGTTCGAGTGACGAAGCCGGGGTCAACCCACCGCATGTACCAGCGGTACGCGATCCCTGGCGAGAGCTGGTTCGTCTGCGTTTCGGAGAGCCCGAGCAGAATCTGCCCAGCGGCGCGATTTGTGTAGCTGATGGCGAAGTTCGTCGCGGTCGAGCCGACAGTCTCAACGAATGAAGACCCCCCGCCGCCAGATGCAAACACCGCCGTGACGTAGATGGGGGCCGTGACCTGAAAGCCGGTAAGGTCGCGGTCGAAGTCCAAGGCAATGGCAACCTCATCCCCCTGGACGAAGGTAATGTCTAGCGTGCCGGGGAGCTGGGTGAAGGTAGCCATATTATCGTATTGTAGCCTTTCTGGCGTTGTGAATGGCCCGCTTTACGAGCATCCGGCCCACGGCGTCGATGAACGGCAGGCCGCGTGTCTTTGCCTCTTCTCGCATGACAGCCACCACCTCTTCGATCCGCTCCGGCTTGCTGTACTCGTCTGGCCCCAAAGCGTCCATCTCAGCCGCTTTGGCGCGACAGGCGCAGGTGGCCGTTGGTTCAATTCCGATTTTCTTGAGGAGCTTGGACAGTTCTGTTCCTGGGCCGTGCGTCGGTGCTGCGGGCGCGGGCTGCGGCGGAACGAATCCGGGTTTCGTCTCGCGAGGATATGCCGGATGGTCTATGTCGATCGTCCACTCGTCGCCGTTTTGGGCGATGACGCAAGGCATGACTTCATCGAGCGTGTGGCCACGCTCTGCACACTTGGCTGCTAGGTGGGAAAAGTGGCACGAAATCATGGGAGCGGATTTGCAGCGATTGACGCATCCAAGAAGTCATCTCCGAAAGCCGGATCGGGTACTACATGACCCGTGCAAGGATATGCCGCGTTGTTGTTAGGGCAGCCGCGAACCTTGTTAACAAGTTGCAGTCCGACAATGTCGGCCGAAAATGATCTGGCTGAAGTAATGTACGAATTGCTTGCAGCAGGCGTTATTGCGGATATAGAAATGCTTCCTCCGCACTGCACGGAATCAGCAGAATTACAGTCGCACACCGGCCCCAGAACAAACTTTCTGATCTCCACAACATACGGCCGGCATTCATTTTGAACGACAGTCCTGTCCGACCATCCGTATCCGTTGTAATAAGCAGGCGGCGGAAATGGAGGTGTCGGGCTGCGCGCGCGCTCATCTCTGCACCCGTAGTCGTATCGGCCAAAGCCGTCCTGAAATCCTAGCCTATAGGTTGAACTAGCGCAGACTTCATTGATTGAGGGACGAGGAGTGCAGCCTGCTGGAAGACTGAACGCAAACGCAAAAGATAATCCCTGGAAGGTGACTGTTAGCGTAACGCTCTGCGGGCATGGGCTGGAAACACATTGGTTGCAACAGCAGAGCTGAGAAGGAGTGCAATTCCTGCACGGGTCGCAACAAACGCACGCCATCTCTACACCCTGAAACGTAAGAACGTGGAAGTAAATGTTGCGCCCACCACCGTGACCGTCTGCGTTCCAGCCATTGAGAGGCTGATCGCAGTTTGCGTTCCAGCCACCGAAAGCAATGTCGCGCTAGCAGTAGCGGCGGTCACGGAGATTGCACAGCTTGCTGTGTTGAGCGAGGCCGAAACGCCCGTGACGTATGTAATGGCCTGGGTTGATCCCGTTCCGATGAACTGAATCACCGACGTGCTGCCTGTGCCAAACACGGTTTGCGTAGCCGTGCTTGACATAAAAACCGCCGTGGCCGTTTCAAATGGCACGTCGATCAGGTACCACGCGGTGCCGTCTCTGGCGATAGCGCAGTCTGTTGTTGCGTTGGTCGCGGTAGATGTCACGGGGAAGAACAAGTTCATTGCAGACACCGTATTCGGCGTCGTCGTCACCCCGCGGAACGTCACCTCTTTCTCGGCATTGATCTCCCACGCCCCCGTGAACGTACAAATCCGAAACACCTTTCCTGCCGGTGCTGGCAGGCTCTCAAACCTCGTCGGTATCTTCGTCGCCCCCGGCCCGTCGGGCATCCCATCAACGCGCGCGATCGTCTGCTTGATGTCGCGATGCAGACTTTCGCTGATGAGGAAGCCGCGTGCCATTGGGTTAGTTCAGACGGAGCTGAAGGGTTTGGGTGAGGTTGATTGCTAGTTGCGTGCGGATACGCCAGATCAAGACTTTCGGGCTGGCGTCTGGCGAACGCGGCGTGCCGTCTTCATTCAAGGCGATCGGTTGAGCCGACGGCTGCTGAGTGATGTTCTTCTCGCTGCCGGCAATCCGCACCATCGCCCGCACCTTTTCCCCTTGCTCGACGCCGTCTTGCAATTCAAAAGGCTCCAGAACTGGCCCGTATTCGCCGTCTCTCTTCAATGGAAGCGCGTATATGTCTTTGTCATTGCCGGGTTGTTTGGGGTCAAACGCCTTGCAGTTGAACCCCGTCACGGGGAGTGCCATATCCCAGCCGTAGTCGCCGCCGTACCCCGGAGCCTGCACCTCGTTTGCTTTGTAGGCAAACTCGTAGGAGTTCATAAAGCCGCGATAGGTGACGATGCCGAACGTCTCGACGTGCGGCGCGGCCTCGACGCCTCGGAAAAGCACGGTGCTCGGGGCGCAAGTCATGTAGGAGCCGAGGTTCATCGTCTCCTGGTTGACGTACCCGGCGTATCGCTGAAAGACGGTGCCGGGGAAGGGATTGAACTGCGTCACGCGGATAGTCGTGATCGGCTCCATCCTGGTGACGCCGTCCACGAGGTCGCCGACCGGGTTATGCGCCGGCCCCCAGTCGCCGTTGCGGTTCCACAGGTAGGCCGCGGCCTCATACAGACTCGTACTCGTCGAGAAGTTCGCTGGCCTGACGTCAGGCATCACGAGCATCGGATCGGGCATACCCGTGCCGCCCTCGCCGTCGACCATCGGAGAGGTGCGGTACTGTGCCGTGACGATCCGCACGAGCCGGCTCTCGCCGTCGGCACGGCCCTCGACGCTCACGCAGGGGATCGGGTTCGACGAACTGTAGGGGTCGCCGATCTGGACGCCCACGGCCGCCATAATGTCGATCGACTCGCCTGGCGAATCCAGGATGATCTTGAACACCCGCGTCGCTGTGTCGGCAAGATTCCCGCCTTCGGCCGAGCGGCTGAAGGCATTGCCCTGCGCGAGTTCGCTGATCAACTTGGGCATCTATCAGCCCTCCGTGATGTCGACGCGGAGGCGGGTGCCGCCGGTGCCGATGGCCTGGTAGTTCTTGTCGCCGCTCATGCGAAAGATCGCCGGCTCGCCGGCCCGCAGTGTGCAGAAGCCCACGAACGAGCCGCCTTCGGAGATGCCGATCGTCGCGGTCGCGGCGGTCGCCGTGGACAAGTTCCGAATGAACGCCAGCCCGACGCGGGTTAGGTTCGCTGTCGAAATACTGATCGGATTCGTCGAAAGGGCGAGCGTCATGCTGTTCATTCCGACTTCGCTCATAGTCGCCGTCACGTTGGCGACGGAGACGCTGTTGTTGAGGTAGTCCTTGTCTAACTTGAGGGCGACGTTGTAGGAGATGTCTGGCATGGGGGTGTTCCTTAGTTGGCTACTGGGTTGTCTTTTCTTTCGATTGCTCTGAGGAGTTCATTCGTCTCCCGCTGGAGGGTGACCATATCGCCGTCGCGGGCCGGATCGTCGCCCCGTAGGAGGCGGTTGAGTTCTTGCTGGCCCTGAGTCGTCGTAACGTCGGAGGCGTTGAGGGCGGCACGCGACGGACCCGTGAGCACGGCGTTGCGCACGGAGTCAGCCATGCCGGTGACCGTCGGGGCGACCTGCCGCATCATGTCTTCCTCGGCGCGTCCGATGGCTTCCTTCATGCGAGCGCGAATCTCCGCGATGTCTTCGGGGAAGCCTTCGCTTTCTCTCTCCGCGCGATCTGCGTACTCGCGGATGTCCTCGATTCGCTGGTTCAGCTCTTCGGCGGCACGCTCTCCTGGAGTGAGAGTCAGATCGCGCCCGCGGTCAGCCGATGCACGCTGTTCGCGAATCTGCCGGTCAAGTTCGACGGCGGCCTGCGCCGCCACATCCAAACCGTCCGCAAATTCCGCCAGCGCCGTTCCGAGCGTTGAGTTCTGGAACAGTTGATCGAGCCCCGCGTTGACGCTTGCAAGCGTCTCTGTTGCCTGCTGCTGTTCCGCAACGGTGGCTTTCTCGTTGTCGAGCACTGCCTGCGCTTGGTTACGCTGACCGACTAAGCCCTCGGCCTCTTGCCCCAGCAGGCCGGCCTCAGCGCGGACCTCAAATTGCCGGACTGCCGTCCGGCGGCGGCGCTCAAACTCCTGCTGCCCTTCTCGGGCTCGCTGCACATCGGCCTCGGCGCGGAGACGGTCGGCCCTTGCCTCGTTTAGCCGCCTTCGCTGATCATTGCGAGCGCGATCGCGATTGAAATCCGGCACGAAACCGACACCGGCGTCGACAGCGCCGCCGGCGGCGTTAACTTCGCGGCGAGCCTGATTCGCTCGGCCTTCGACTTCTTGGAGCACGGTGTCCGAGAGCTGCCTCGCGACGCGATCAATTACCGCAGCGAACTGCTCGACACTGGATGCGGCGGATCGCAGTGTCAACGAGACTTTGAGGAGAGCCTCTTGCTGCGCCTTGAGCGCCTGAATCGCCTTCTCGTCGGTGGCCGTCTCAAGTTGCTTTGCGAGCGACTCTAACTGCCTCGCTGCGGCGTCGGCCTGCGCGCCGATGCGGCTGGGGCCGAAGTCTGCGTTTGCGATGGAACTCTGGGCCGCCGCGAGGGCGTCAGAGACTTTCTTCGCGCCTTCAAGGACGGAGATGACGAGGGCGTCGTTGGCTTGACGGACTCCTTGCGCATCCAGGGCCGCAATCAGCCCCTGCAATCGCGCGATCGCGTTCGCGACGGCAGTGTCCGACTCGGCGGTGCCGCTTTGTAAGAGTACGTCTCGCTGCTCCTCAAGAGTCTTTCGGAGTTCGGCACGCGACACCGCGCCGGCTGCTGCCCCCGCTCTCGCTCGTGCTTCGTCAAGGACAGCGGTGTCTCTTGCCGTGACCGTCTCTTCGCCCCTCGTCCTGTTTGCAAACAGCGCCTGCCCAGCATCGTTAATCGCGCGCATCGCCTCGACGCCATCTGGCGTCCGTGAAACGGCCGTTGCGGCCGCCTCTCGCTCGCGGCGGCGAGATTCCTCTAATTGCTGCTGAATGACGAACCGTCGTCCGATGTTTTCTTCAGTGTCAAGTCGCCTCTGGAGCGACCCCTGAGTCGCCCGTTCGCGCTGCACCGTCGGGTCAGCGTCCGCAACTCTTGCATCACGCAGCTCCTTCTGCTTCTTGATGATCTCGCCAAGTTCTTTGCGAAATTCGTTGGCTTGCCGCGCGGCCGGAGAGAAGGCGTCGCGAGTCAGTGAGTCACCGAGCGATTGAAACGCCTGGGCAAGCTCCTCGACGAGGCTCTTCTGGCGAGCGAGCGCGTCATTCAACGCCTTCGTCTGGTCTTCTGCCGTCCGGCCCTCGTTGACAAACTTAGTGATTGCTACCGCGAGCTGCCCGCCGATCACCGCCGCCAAGCCGACAAACAGCCCAGTCGTGCCGCCCAGAATGAAAGCCAACTGCGTAATGTTATTGCTGATCGCCCGCAGCCTGAACTCAAGGCCGCCGGTCGACGAGAAGAAGTCGTCGACGGCGAACGCGGCTTGGTTGAGCGCCAGGGTGAAGTTGTCGAAGCCGCCGCGGGCGATGTCGCCGCCGCGGCGGATTTCGCGAAGCGCGCCGCCGAACGAGATGCGACCGGTTTCTGACGCTGCTCTTGCCGCGGCAGTCGTCAAACGCTCAAGCTCTCTTCGAGTTTCCGGTAGCTGCGTTGTGCCCTCTCGCGTAGCGCGCCGCAACGCGGCGGCGTAGCGGTCGTAGGCTTGGGCGGCTGGGCCGCCGGCCTCTGCGCCGATTCGCGAAAGCAGCGACTGCAACGCCTGGAGTTCGCCGACGGCGGCCCTGGTCGAAAGCTCGCTCGCGAAACGCCGGAAAGACGGGATGTTCGCTGCTTGGCTCGCGCGCCCCAGCGCCTGCGACAGCCTGTCTACCTCTCTCGCAGCCTGTGATAGTTCTGCCGTCGTTGCGGCTGGCAGCGAAGAGAGCCGCTCAAGGTTTTGCTGCGCTGCAACGATGGCCGGAATGAACTGTGAGCGAATGCCTGCTGGAAGCGTATCAAGCTGCCCCTTCAGCGAGACGATGGAGCCGCGAAGGACTTCGATCTGCCGCTTCGGGGCGTCAAGATCAAGGCCGAAGTCAATCGCCGACTCTCGCTGCGCGCGGTTACGGTTGATTACTGGTGCGATTTGGGCGTCCGGCGTGTTTCGTGCAGATTGCCGCTCAAGCTCGCGAAGGCGCGCGATGTCCTGCACACGTTGCTGGATCGACCGGCCGGTGGCGTCTGTGGTGGAGGCCGCGCCTTGATTCGAGAGCAGCGTCGATTCGCTCTGGTTGATCTCAAGTAGCCTGCTTGCGGCGTCCACTCGACGCCTCGTGGCAGCCGCCGCCTCTTCCTGCGCTTCCGCCGCTGCCAGCGTGGCCTGCGCGGCTTGCTGCTCAAGCTCGCGAAGGCGAGCAATGTCCTGCACTCGCTGCTGGATCGGCCGCCCCGTGGCGTCGACGGTTGAGGCCACGCCTTGATTCGACAGGAGCGTTGATTCGCTCTGATTGACTTGCAGGAATCTGCTCGCGGCCTGCGCCCGCCTGGCTGCGTCTGCCGCAGTTGCCTTTGCGGCCGTGCCGTCAACGGCCTCCGACAGCGTTCTGCTGAGTCGCTCGCTCTGGCTGATCAGGTCGTTGAGCTTTGCCTGCGTTGCGACGGTGTCGACCTTGAGAATGATCGCTGACTCAAGTTCCGCCCGGACGTTTTCGATGAGCGAGTCGACCTCGACGAGCCTCTTGACCTGTTCGCCAATGTTGCCGAACTCGAGGACTAACGCCGGGGCGTTTGCGGCGGCCTGTCGGGCGGCGGCCGACCGAGCCAGGGCGTCTCGGGCCCGCGGGTCGACGAAGGCAAGCTCTGTGCCGCGGGGGCCGGAGGAGGCCAACTGCGACGCTTCGGCGAGCCGATCGGCGGCTTCGGCGGCGGCAATCGCTTTCTTCTGGATGCGGTCAAAACTTTTTTCGCCGACGATCCCGCCTCTGTTCAGCGCGGCGCTCAGGTATTCAGCGCTCTTCTGGGCCGACTTCAGCGCCGGATCAAATGACCCTTGCACGCTGGCCGAAAGCCTCTCTATGGTCCGCGCAGCCGCACTCAGCGGCTCGTTGACGGCCACGGCGGCGACCTGGAGCGATTTGAATCGCTCGATCGCTTTTGTGAGCGAATCGAATGATTTTGTGTCGTATCCCTTGAACTGAAGCCGCTGCGACGCTGCCGCCTGGAGAGCGCGCGAAACCTTCTGCGACTCTGTGTAGATATTGCGGAGGGCCGCAGTAGCCGATGACTCGGCTCGCGTGAGCTGCGACTGCATCGCTCTCGCAAAACTGCCGACCTCCTTCGCCGACGCATTCAGCTTGCTGTTGAAGTCACTGGTGTTCGCAGTGACGAGCGCCGAGATTTTGCCGAGGTAGGCTTTTGCCATCGTGTCATCCCTGACGCGGTTGGTTCAACTTCATCAGCTCGTTGATTATCTGCGCCTGCGACTGTTCCGGCTTGACGGCTGTCGGTATGAAGACCGCCTCGTCCGGTACGTCGCCCTTCTTATAGTTACCGCTGGCCGCCATGATGATGCGGCAGATTCTCGCAGTCTGCGCCCATGAGTCCGGGAGCGGGTGCCTCTGGTCGTAGGCGTACCACTCCGCGATCTCCTCCGAATCAACCTCCCGCAGCAAACGCTTGACCGACATCCCAAGGGAGAGCGCTAACTTCAGGTAGAACTTCCGCTCGGGCCTGTCGGCTAGCCTTTTCCCAGCGCCTCCACGGCCTCGTTCGTGAAGGCGTTCACCTTCCAGGCCGCGTCGAAGACGCGATTGATCACGACGCTCGACTTCTTGCCGAGTTCCGCCGAATCCTCGTCCTTGAAAATCCGCTCGCCGGCCTCGTCGCACAGGGAGAGCAGGATGAACCGGACGCGGAACGCCTTCATCTTCTGCTCGGCGTAGGACTCCTCGAAGGCGTCGCGGTCGGTGCCGCTGATCACCTTGATGTAGTAGGTGCCGCCCCATTCGGGGATTTCGACGGCCTCCACCTTGATGTCGTTCGCCGCCAGAATCCGTTTGCGAAGATCAGTCGCCATGAAACACTAGCTCCCTTGATAATCAGTCACTTGAAACCGCAGCGACCCGCGGACAACCTCGCCGACGCGAGCCTCCGTAGACGCCGAAACCAAAATCGCCCTCCTGGCAACCGAATACGTTGATGACGTGAACACGAGCGGCCCCACGTTGCCAACGACCGCCTGGACGTCGAATGTGCCGTGGTGCAGGTAGTCCACGCTGATCGTTCCGCCAGACCAGTCGCCCGTCGGAACCATGACCAGAAACCCCTTGGCAGCCGAGGCGTCGGTCATGTTCGTGACCTCGGCCGTCGGCGTCTCCACGGAGATGCCGGTCACATACCCCCAGCTTCCGCCGAAGGAGAACGTCGCGCTCTGCGGAATGCCCGGCATGGCTACCCCTGGACGCGAAACGACGCGCTGCCGCGGACGATGTCACCGACGCTGGCTGTGACCTGCGACGTGACGCAGGTCGCGGTGCCTGTGAAAGCAATCCTGCCTGACACAGTGAGGGTCGCTGACGCCCCAACGCTCGGGATCGCCTGCCCGATGTATTCAACGTCGACCGTGGGCAGCGAGTCGACCGACTTGTGCAGGTAGTAAAACGGCTCGGTGTCGTTCGGGCCGAGGCCCATGTACGGAGCCGACACACGCTGCCGCTCGGCGCCACCGTTGACGGTGACGCTTGTGATCGTGTAGGCCGACACGCCAAACGTGAACGACGTGCCTTGTGAGCTGACCCCAGCCATGTCGCCTTACGCGACGCGGAAGGTCGCGCTCCCGCTGATGAGGGCACCCACTGAACCGCCGATCGAGGACGACGCGATGGTTGAGTTGCCGCTGAACGACATCGGGCCAGAGATGACCAGACTGCCGGACGCGCCAGCGGTAAGGATGCCGGTCGAGATGTAGTCGATCGTGACTTCTCGCTCAGTGGCGAAGCCGCCGACGAACTCGCGGCGGCCGTTCGGGGCGATGCCGAGGTGCGAGCCGTCGATGAGGTCTTGGGTGTCACTGACCTGAACCGAAGTGACCGTGAGGGCGGAACCACCGAACGTGAAGGTGAGTCCCTGTGCTGAAACGCCTGCCATGTGGTTGCGCCTCCTTGCGCCGTAATCTTGCCGTGTAGGTTACGAGGTGGACTCGTTCCACCGAATCTGAAACAACTGCCGGACTTCGTAGGCCGGAGGCAGTTGCGCCCCAGCGACCGTCGGATCGAGGAAGTCGTCCGTTTCGGACATCAGCCTCATATCTTGTATTGTAGCCCCGGCCATAGTGCCGGTGTGTCCATCCAGCGCAAGCCGAACCTCGTCGGCCAGCTCGCGGACGGCATCGTAGGAGAGTGCCCACGAGGCGATCTGGAGGTTGACCATCGGTACGAACAACGGGCCGCCGAGAGCGACGTCCCGCATGATGTTCGATCGCTTGTAAACGATGAACGGCAGGCTCGCGCCAGTCTTCGGCACGGCGATGGGGTACACCTGGAAGCCGACAAACCTTGCCACGCCGGGGGTCGAGACGAGCTTCTGGTAGACGTGTTTTTCTGGGGAGATGAGCATGGCTAGAACTTGTTGATTTCGGCTTGGATGAGTTGGGCGAGCACGGCCTGCACCTGAGACGCCGAGTTCACGATCGTCCGCTCCATCGGATGGTAGGCGGGCATCGGGTCGATGCTCTCGCCGGGGCCGAGGGTGATCGGGTGCGTATCGCCGTCGGGGCCTGGGGCGAAGTCGTGCGAATAGCCCTTGCCGCGCTTTGCCTGCCGGGTCGGCTCGTTGAGGCTTCCCATAAGGAAGTAGTAACCGCGGCTCTTGCGGGCGAACTCCTCGTCGTTCATCGCAGACGTTCGCCGCATCTTGCCGTTGATGAGCTGGTGGACGTTGACGTAGCGGCGGCGATTTTGTGTTCCGGGCTTGCGGCGTCCACTGCCGAACTCGACGAGCCAGGCCGCGTTACCACTCTCGCGGCCTTCTTCTGATCCGACGTTGCCGGTCTGCCGGGGTCCGGTGATCGCGACGGCGACCTGGCCGCCCTCGTACTCTTTCGTCTCCGTGATCGTGGACTTGGCGAGATTCCCTGTGGCGCCGCTGCTGCCTGGGGCCAATGGTTTTGACACGAGGTCTTTGTAGCCCGTCAGAATTGGCCGCGATGCCTGCTTCACGCACTTCTTGAGTAGCCCCGGCGCGGCGAGTGCCCCAGCCACTCGCTCGAGTTCCTTCGCCAACTCGCGGACGCCGGCGGTGTCGATCCGCACGAAGCCTTCGGTCTGGCTCTTGGCGGTGCCAAAGCCGACATCACGGGGCGTCGGATTGCTGGGATTGATCGCCATGCTACTGCACCTCGTTGACGAGGAGTTCCAGGCGGGTGCGGTTGTCGCGGGGGCTGACGCTCACGATCTCGAGCGTCTTGCCCCGCCAGAGCAGGCGGTACTGCGGATTCACAGTCGCGCGGTAGCGCATGATCACCTTGTGGGACGCGATGACGTTGGCCTGCTGGGCCTGGAGCACGTCGCGGCTCGCCAGCCCATCGACGCTCGCCCAGACCGTGGCTTCGGTGGCCCATGACAACGTGGCTTCGCCCGTCGGGCTTCGCAGTTCCTGCGGAGCCTGGATGGCGACTCGCTCACGCATCATGCCGATGTTCACGTTACGGTGCCCTCGCCGATGAGGACGATGTCGTAGGTAGCCCCTGCGGAGCCGGTGACGGTGATCGTTCCCGCCGCCATGCCGGTCGCCGTCGGGTCGATCTGTGCATAGCCGCCGCCGGCCGCCACGGACAATCCGCCAGCGGGTAGCGGCGAGCCGGCGAACGTGAGCGATGCCGAGGCGTGGCTGTTCTTGATGTAGACGGCCTTCACGGCCGTGATCGCCACGCTTACCGCAGCCCCGTCGCGCGTGTCGGCGAGGGTGGCGAGGTTCAGCGTCTCGCTCGAGCCAGCGAGCGTCCGCGAGTCGCTCCAGACCACTTGGGCTTGGTATGCGGCGGTGCCGTCGGAGAGCACGGCCGAATACGAGGCCGGGGTCGCCCGCAGCGTCCGCGACAGGTCGCCAGCGCTCGACTCGTGGGCGAGGATCGACAGCATGATTTGTGCGTTGAGCGGCATTTCAGTTCCCCATCACATAGATTTCGTAAGCCTGCCCGTTCGTGCCGCCGATGCGGAGAATCGAGCCGCCGGAGGTCGTGGCGAACCCGGACGAGTTTGGGCAGGAGAGCAGCATCGCGCCGCCCTCGCGGATCGGATACCCGCGAAGCGTCAGTGAGCCCAGGTTAATCATCGGCGAGAAGTTCCAGCTCGTGACGTCCTGGCGGAAGACGCTGAACTGCGAGCCCGTCCAGCCTGCCGACAAGGCGATCTGGTTTGTCGTCGATAGGTTCTTGATACAGAGCAGCTTCACGACGTCGATGCCGATCGTCGAGAAGTCGACCTCGTCGAAGCCGCTGGACACGATTGTCCTCCGGTCGCTCCAGACCTTCGTGCAGTCGCCGACGTCGAACGAGAACTCAATCGGCTGATCGGTGATCGCGGCCGTCAGCCCCCGCCGCGATTGCAGGCGAGCCGACACGTTCGCGCGTACCGTCGCCGTGAGGCTCATCGGTATCCGCCCCAGCCGCTCGCCGCGAGCAGCGTCTCAAAAGTCTGCGGCACAGGCAGCACCTGGCTGTAGCCAGCAATGACGGGCTGCCGCATCTCGTACCAGTGGGCCACGAGGAGCATGATCAGACTCTTCACCGTCGCCGGCACGCTCGCGCCGCTGGCACCGTAGCCCGCCGTCCACCGGACGGTGACGCTGTTCTCGTCGCCGCGTACCGCCGGCCAGACGCCTTCGTAGAGCGGGTAGATGCGGCCAGGGGTCGCGTAGGCGTCCACCTGGAAGGCGTTCGCCGCGCTGGTGATCGTGTTGTTGGCCCCAGCCTCGTCGCGGTAGATGACCGTCACCGTCGCGGCCTGCATGGGCGGGCGGGGCAGGATGACCTCCCAGAGCGGGAAGCAGTCATAGCGGGCCTCCCAGACCTGGGTGATGAGGCTCAAGTCCAGCACGTTCTCAACGTACTCGCGGGCCGCGGTGATCAGGCTCGAGATGTAGGCGTCCTCGTCGGTGCCGTCGACCCTGCATTGCACCTTCGCCTCGGCGAGCGTCACCGGCTCGACGGCAGGGGCCGTGAACCGCGTGAGGCTGCGATACGGCGTGATCGTGCTGTCTGGGTGCTCCGGCGAGCCGTAGGTGATCGTGACGGTCATTTCACTCGCTTCCTTGCTTGCGTCTGAACCGTGGCCTTCTCAGTCCGCTCCTCGAGCATCGCCGTCTCGGCGGTCTTCTCGCCGACCGGCTCGATCATCCCGCGGGCGATGAAGATGCGGGCCATCCCGTCGCCCCAGTCGAACACCTGCCCGACCCGATACCCGTTGAACGCCTTGATGACGCGAATATTCATTTTAAGACGCCCCAGGCTGTTTCTGGCGGCATCTGGCCGCCGTTCCAATAGTCCGTCGTGTGCTGCTGAACCTTGCCGCCGTCGACCTCGCGACTGGGCCAGGTGATCATCAGTTCGGCGTGGCCGACGCTGATGTTCGTCGCGAGCCCCAGCTTGTTGCCGGCCTTCGCGAAGCCCCTCCAGAACGAGATATCTTCGTCAGTGTGCGAGCCATTCCAGTCGCCCTGCTCGTTCGGCGTGGCGACGAACCAAGGCTTCGCCATCTTCTTGATCGCGTCGGTCTTGATCAGCGTCAGGCCGAAGTGCGCCGTCTCGACGAGCTGCACGGGCTTTGAGAACCAGTTGCCGTCGACCGTCGTCTTATCGTCGCTCGAGACGCCGGGGAGGGCGAACATCACGCACTGGCTCTCCCGCTTCGTCTGGAGCGGGGCGATGGCATCGACGCCTGCGTGCATCATCAAGGCCATGAGCGCCTCCACCGTCTTGCTGGAGAAGACGGTGTCGTAGTCGATGGTGAGAATGGCATCGTACTTGTCGATGACACTCTCGATCGACCGCGTCAGGCACTGCCCGAAGAAGACGCCCGTATGTTTGATGACGGGAATCTGATGGGGCGTCAGCGCCGAGTGGACGCAGAAGAAATTGTCCGTGAAGCCGAGGCGGGGCGTGCTCATTACGGCACACACCCGCATCTCGGCTTCGCAACTACCGACACGAACCAGCATCTATCGCTCCTTGTGTAGGAGCGGGCGCGCATCCTTGCGCCTTAGCCGGCCGTCATGGCCGTCCCGCTTGTATCGGGACTAGCCACGCACCCAGGTCAGGACGTTCGCGTCGCTCGCATTGGCCGGCGACTCGGCGGCCCGCGAGAGGCGGCCCGTGATCGCCACGGTGGCGGTCGCGGCCGGTGTGTAGGACACCTTCAGGTAGCGCTTTCGGGCCTTCGTATCGACGTCGAGCTTCACCACCGAGGTCGAGGCGGTGCCGGCAGCCGTGATGGCCGGAACGGTGAAACCGCCCGTGCCGCCGGCCACGAACGCCGTGACGTCGGAGTAGCCGGAGCCAGAGGCGTCCGACTCTTCGATCTTGAGCACGTTCGCGAACGTCGTCGCGGCGTTGCTGCCACGGAGCACCGTCAGCGAGCAGTAGTCGTAGCCGATCGTGTCGATCGTCAGCGAGGCCGTTGCGGTCGCACCGACTGCCGCATTCGGGAGTTCAGCCACGACGCGGTGGTTCTGGGAGTGAATCATCTGGGTTCTTGCTCCTGGTTGGGTTTTGAGTTAGGCCGTCTTGAGGGCGACAACGGGGCCGACTTCGCTCGTCGTTCCGAGCGAGTGATGGTTCACGTCGAACCGCATCGTGCCCTGGAGGAGGAGCTGGTCGGTGGTGGCGTACACCTGATCGAACAGCCGCACCGAGAAGTCACGACGACGGGCGTAGATGCTGGAGAGGGCCATGTTGCCGAACAGCACCTTGATCTTGGCCGAGTCCGCGCCGAGGGTGCTGTTCATCACATGCACCATCCGCACGGGGTAGCCGAGGAACGACTCGCCAGCACCAGCACCGACGTTCTCGACGGTGTTGCCGCCTGCCGCATACTTGAGGCGAGCGATGCTCGCTGCGTAGCCGGCGGGGCTCACATACCAGGCTGCACCCTGGCGGGCGTAGATTGGCAGCTTGCCGATGACGTTGAGGAAGTCCTCGATGTCGAGCGTCTCGAAGCCGGTGTTGCCGGCGAGGGCCGTGACCACCGAGGCGGTGTGAGCCGCACCGTTGATCTTGTTCGTGATCCCGTTGATCCCGCCGAACTCGCTGGTGCCGTCACCGAGCCAGCCGCACTGGTCGATCTTCAGCGCCAGCGAAGTGCTGAACTCAGTTGCAGCGGCATCTGCAAGCGACACCACGCCGGCCGTATCTTCGACCACTTCGGACGACATCCGGCAGCCGACGGCGAGCTTCTTCGCCACGAGGCTGACGTTGCCGTATGTGGGCTCAGATTCGGTGATGCTCGAGCCTTCGCCGACGAAGTAGGCCGTCGTGCCGGTGAGCCGCTTCGGGATCACCATCGTGTCACGCGACATCGACACGCTCTCGGCGGCGCCGGGGAACGTGCCATAGGTTTCCACCAAGCGAATCACGCGAGCTGCGAACTCCTCCGGGACGAGGCTTCCGCCAGCCGAGTTGCTGCCTTCGTTGAGGGCGCGGGCCTCGACGCCGTTCTCGCGGCACCACCGGATGTCCGACTCGCTCTTGAACACGGTGGCCTTGATCCAGCGACCGCAGCGGTAGGCGCTCTCGACGGCGTCCGGGCCTTCGTTGAAGGCGCGGAGGGTCGTGTGATGCGGGTTGATCGCCCGAATCTCGACCTTCTTGGGCTGCTCGGCCACGACGGGAGCGGCGACCTCCGCGGGGGCGGCCTTCTCGACCACCGCACGCAGTTCGGCTTCCTTCTTGGCGAGGGTGCCCTCGAACTCCAGGTCAGACTTCACCGCGTCGGCTTCCGTCGACAGCTTGCGAAGTTCCGCGGTTTGCTCCTCCGAACGCTCGGCCACGTCGGCCAGTTCGGTCATCCGGGCGGCGATCGCCGCGGCACGGTCCTGAAGTCTCTTGAGGTTGCTCGCCATTTTTGGCCCTGCTCCTTGTTGAGCCGGCCAACGCGAATGTGCGGCGGCCGGCGGGTGTATTGCCCGCAAGCACGCCGCGACAAGAATCCTCAGGTCGCTCGCACTGCTCCTCACGAAATCCTTCGTGAGGCTTATATCTTGTAATGTAGGCTGTGACTTACTTCGCGTGCAAATGAGTGCGGAGCAACTCTGCCTTCAGCCCAGCGATCTTCGACTGGTAGTCGGTTGTGTCGGCGCTGATGACGACAGCGATCGTCGGTTCGACGAAGTCGTCGCGCTCTTCATCGACAACCTCTTCGCTCCGCTCGCCTTCAAGCTGCTTGACCTTGCGAGCAGACCAGTTCTTCGCTGGGTCGCCGCCCCACAAAAGCCACGCGACGAAAGCAGGAGAGTAATCCGGTGGCTGGTCCCAGCCGGCGGTCTTGCTGGCCTCGTGTCTCGCAAACCACGCATTCATCTCGCGCACCCAATCCTCGTTCATCTCCTCGCGGCGGGCCAGGCGATTGGCACGAGCGACCGTCTCCGGCTTCAGGCCGTCGCCGCTCTTGCCTTCCTCGTGGAGCTTCAGGCCACGGCGAGCCGCCGAAGCCATGCCGGCCGTCGGCTTCATTGAAACGGCCCGCTCGCCTTCGTCATCCTCGGCTTCCGGCTCCGGCAGCGGGTCGATCTTCGTGAGCGTCGAGGCCCGGTGGCCGACGATCTTGTCGGTCGCCATCCAGCCGTCGCCATCCTTGGAGTAGATGCGAATGAGCACCGCCGGGTTGTCGGGAGTGCCGGTGACGCCGAAGTCGGAGTCCGGCACGTCGATGCGGCCGTCGTCCACGATCTTCGTGATCTTCCCGCGGGCCATGCCGCCAGAGGAATTCCACGACACAAAGTCTCCGACGGAGATCGAATCCGCAGCCGCCCGCGTCTCGCAGGCCGCCATCTCCAGGGCACGCTTGCTGACGTAGGTTTCCGTGGCGAGGTAGGCCGGCGTATCCACGGGGCCGGCGTCTCCAAGGAACGAAAACTTCTTGATCCGGCGGATCATCCGGCCGCCGGCATCCCGCTGCCACGACTCGTCCTTGGGATTCGAGCGGAACGCGAAGCTCGAGCCGCGAACATCACCGCGAGAAATCAATTCTACGACCGCTTCGGCAGACTTCGGCGGGTCGATCTCGTATCGCAGGCCGCGCTCGTCGACCATCAGCCGCATCGTGCCGCTCGAGGTCCGGCCGATCACCTGCGTGTGGTTGTATTTGCCGAAGACGTCGGGGTTCGACTTCATCACGTCGTCGAACGCGCCGCGCTCCACGATCTCGACAAAGCCTCCCAAGTCCTGCGACTCCGACTCAAAGACGGCAGCGTACCCGCGAATGACCGTGCGGCCATTCTGGTCTGTCTTGACCTCAAGCCCCGGCTGCTCGCCGATCAGGCGTCGTTCAAGTTCGCACGATCCGTCCATGACTTCGTAGCCTCCTCATACGGCTTGCCGGAGCGGTGGCACTCCAGAAGCAGGTTTCGCGATTCTTCCATCCACCCATGCACAAAGGCGTCGATGTCTCGTCCCGTCGCCTGGGCGGCGTCCACGAGTTCCGTCTTCATCCGCTGCTCGTGGGCCTCAAACCAGGCGGTGATCTTGGCCGGCTTGCTGCGCCGCTCCACGATGCCGTCCGCTTCGATGGCCGCGAGGCGTCGGAGCGTCGTGCGGAAGAGAACCTCGGATGCCGACCGCTCGCCGCCAGTGGCAGCATCGCCGGGCGTCGGGCCTTCGTTGCCGTCGGTGGCTGGCTCGTCCTCGTCGTCCTCTTCATCGTCCTCGACCGGAGGGATCGGCGCAGTCTGCGGCTGGGTCGCTCCGTTCGGGTTGTTGACCGTGAAGGCGTCGAGCAGTTGCATATTGACCTGCACGAAACGCTTGTTGCCGACGCCGTCGGGGAGCGGGTTGTAGCCGATCTGGCCGCGAATCTCGTCGACCGAGAGTACGCCCATGTTGAACATCTCCCGCATGAACTGGCTGCGGGCCTGGTAGTCGCCAGCCATGAGCGCGGAGACGTCGAACTCGACGAAGTAGTTGCGGTCGTCGGTGATGAGGTCGCGCCGGCAGGCAAATTGCCAGCGTCGACAATGCGGGATCAGCGAGAACGTCGCGAAGTCGATGGCCCCTTGTTCCACCGTCGAATAGCGGACGTTGGTCAGATCGCCAAGCAGATGGAGGGGCACCCGATAGGCCCTGGAGATTTCTTCCACGGCATAGCGTCGTGTAGCTATCAGCTCGGCGTGCTGGTTGTTGACCGGGTCGCTCTTCTTGTGAAAACCGTGTGGCATGACCACGGTTTTGAACGCCTTGTCGGGGCCGCGGTGGGCTTCGTCCCACTGCTGCTTGAACCGCTGAAGCGCCTCGGGCTTGTGGGGCTGATCGGTTTCGATGTAGGTGCCGCTCGTGGCACCATTCCCAAAGAATGCGGACGAATGCAGTTCCGTGGCCCTCGCCAAGGCGATGGCGTCCTTTGACAGGGTTGTCGGCACATACCCGGTCACGCCGTCGCTCGAGAGCCACCGCAGATGGAAGACTTGATCCTGGCGGTAGAGCGTCGGAGTCGGCTTGCCTTCCTCGGTGTATTGGTACTGGAGTTTGCCGTTCTCTAGGCGAACGACCTTCATGCGGCTGGCATGGAGCGGGATCAGTTGGTCTACGGCCCCGCGGCGGCCTGGCTTGATCAGGCAGTAGCCGTTGCCCCAGAGGAGCAACTGGCTCATCATCCACTCCCGCCACTCAAAACTCGTCATCCAGTCGTTCGGCTGGTAGGCGAGCACTTCCTGGAGTGGCTGGTCTTCGGCGATCTCTTTGCCGCCGCCGGGGAGTCGGCGGTAGAGGTTGAATGGCATCGAGGCGATGCTCTCAGAGAGCACGCGGACGCAGGCAAGCACCGCGCTGCATGAGAGACTGCTCTCGGGCGAGATCGTGACCCCGGCAGCCGTCTTCTGGTTGCCGATGATTTCCTCGAACACGCGGGAGAGGCTGTACCGCATCTCCACCAAGTCTTCGACGCTGGCGGTTTCGTCCACTAAAACACCACCAATTCAGGGTCAGTTTCGGGGCCGTGGAGTTCGCCGCTGGCTAGCCCCAAGGCCATGATGAGGGCCACGGCGGCGTCGATGCGGTACGTCGAGCTAGAGTGTTGCTTTGTAGGCTTTAAGTTCCCGGCGTCGTCGATCTTCACCTGCACGTTCGACATCTGCCAAGCCAAGCAGGGGTTCGCTGCGTGCCTTAGTTTTTGGCCCAAAATCAGCGTGCTCAAAAATTTAGTCGGCGCGCTCATCGACGCAAACCCTTGGCCGAAAGGCTTCACGTCGATGCCCTCAGACGCGAGCTGCGTCGTGAGGTGCGTCGCATTCCATCTGTCGATTGCTACAGCCCGAACCGCATTCTTCTCGCAAAACGAGAGAACGTAGTCGCGAACCACGTCGTAATCCGTAATGTCTCCATCAGTTAGTGTAACAAACCCTTCCTTCGCCCATTGCCGATACGGCACCCGGTCGGTCTTCGACGCCTTCTCTGCGTTGTCGCCTGGGATGAAGACCTGGCAGTGGATGTCGAACGTGCCGTCATCGTCGGGCCACACCGCGACGAACGCCGTCGTGTCCGATGTGCTCGACAAGTCGAGGCCGCAGTAGGCAACGCGGCCGGCAGTGGGCCGCAGGGGGGCGTTGTTCGCTTCCCACGCGCCGTGCCGCAGCCACTTGGATTCCGACCGGAGCCACTGGTTCAAGTGGAGCGTCCTAAAGACAACCTCTTCGCTCGGCGACTGCTTCGCCCGCAGGCTCATCTGGTGGAAGTAGTCCGGCTTCAGCGTCACGCCGTAGTTCGGGTTCGCGGCCTTCCAGGTTTCCTCGATGAACGGGTCGGCATCTGGCGGCGCCGCGTAGATGCAGGGCAGGAACGTGTCATCCTTGAGGACGCCGTCGCGAATCTTCTCGGCCCGCTGCCAGTCCTTGTAGCACGGCCCTTGCATATCCGTGCCGGCCGTCGTGATGTAGACGGTGAGCGGCTGGGATCGCGCACCCATGCCCGTTTCCAGCACGTCGACCAGCTCGCGGTCGGGGAAGACGTGATATTCGTCGATCAGCACGCACGAGGGGTTGTAGCCGTGCTTGGTTCCGGCCTCCGAGGATATGCAGAACATCGACGCATTGCGTTCCGGCACCACGATACTGTTGCGGTAGACCTTGGCTCGTCGGGCCAACGAAGGGCAGGACTCGAGCAGATGCTTGGCCGCGGTGTGCAGGAGGCTGGCCTGGGAGCGGTCGCCGGCCGCGACTATCACCTCGGCGCCGATGTCATCGCAGAAGGCCATATAGAGCCCCAGCGCGGCTGCCATTTGGGTCTTGCCATTTTTGCGAGCGAGGGCGAGCAGGGAAGTGCGGTACTGCCGAGTGCCGTCGGCTCGCTTCGTGTTGAGCAGGCGATCGAGGTACTCGTCCTGCCACGGCTCCAACAGAAACTGCTGGCCCGCGAAGTCTCCGCGGGAATGCTTGAGGAGCGCGATGAAATCGCGGATATCAACCACGCTTTGAGAGCAGGGCGTCCATCGGGTCGTCGATGACCTTCACCGCGCCGTACCCCAGGCGGGTGCGGTCGGCCGGCGTCAGCCCGAGCACGGTTTCAAGGTGTCGAAGCATCTCGCCAGACTCCTTGAACTGGGTCGCCATCCCGCAGGGACGGACGAACCGGAGGCTGCCGTCGGTGTTCGTCACCTCGACGTAGACAACGTCCATCTCCTGGAGCTTCTCGGCGGCGAACTCCCAGATGACGTAGGTCGCGGCGTATCTGGCGATCACGGCCTCGTCGGATTCGGCGAGGGTGCCCATGTTCGTCAGCCAGGTGACGACGTTCGCGAAGATTTCCTTGGCGCGAGGCTTCAGCCACGCCGGCGGCTCGAGCGGGGCGGCTGGGGCGGCCCCGAGTTCCTCGCGGTTCTTCGCGTGCTTCGACCCGCGGAGGGTCAGAATGTGCTTCGGCGTTGGCGGTCGGCCCTTCATGCCTCTTAGGGTACGGGCTGCGGTGTCGGCGCCGCAAAGGAGTCGGCGCCAAAAGGGTCAATTTCGTCTCGGCGTCTGCCCCTAGGGACATGCGGTCTGTCGGCCGATCCCCCCCGACGGGTGGCACCCTACCGGGCGCGACGGCCGCGCCCAGGACGTCGACCGCCTCGAGGGGCGCGATCATGCCGAGGGCGCGACCGCCCAGGACGTCGACCGCCTCGAGGGCGCGATCGTGCCGAGGGCGCGACCGCCTCGGAGCTGCCGGCCTGCCCAGGACGTCGACCGCCTCGAGGGGCGCGATCATGCCGAGGGCGCGACCGCCCAGGACGTCGACCGCCTCGGAGCTGCCGGCCTGCCCAGGACGTCGACCGCCTCGAGGGGCGCGATCATGCCGAGGGCGCGACCGCCCAGGACGTCGACCGCCTCGGAGCTG